CGTTTAAGCGGACTTCCGTTCGATATTCCCATTTCAGGACTCCGTTTCCCGTGTTATAAAGGACATAGACACATTGCGGTGCCATCAGGATGCCCATGCTGCGGGAGTTCCTAATCTTCGTGGTCTCCGGGCCCAATTCCTTAATTTCTCTGGAAGCGTAAAAAAGAGGAAGGCTTCGCATACCGATGGAACCAGCTTCGCGGTGATTACAGAAGATGTCAGGTTTTACATCCGGATAAAAGGGAATCCCGGCATGAAGGAGTGTCAGATACGTTTCGGCTTTCTGATGTAAGCGGATACGTCGGGATACTTCACTTCGGATGAGGTTCGTCTCGGTATTGCCGGTCAGATAGCACTGGAAGCGTAGCGGCGAGACAGATAACAGCATCTCTTTCGCAGCTTTTGTAAGACGGTAGCCTCTGAGAGCATCCCGGTAGTGGGTACGGATGAGGTGTTCCGCCTTCAAATCCGTAATGAGTTTTTCCGCATAGGAGGCACTTGGGATGAGTCTGTTTAGCTGGTCTGCGGGAAATTCCCCGCACATCCCTATCATTTCCAGTAAGCGGTATTTCGTAGTGTCAGGTCTTATCAAATAAGCATCACCTCAATTCAGTTCTTACCCATGCAAGCCTATACTTGGGTAAATCTCCGGTGGTTTGGAGATAAAAAAAGCAAGAAAACAAAGTTCCCTGCGGTGGTTCTTACCGATGTCGGATTTCTGCCTGAGAAGTCAGGAGATTTTCCGACATGCTTTCGTGATGATTTTTCTGGTTCTGCAGCCATTTCGGAAAGTCAGCTTTTTCCATAACCGATACCAGTGTACAGTCCTTTAAGCCAAGCTGTGTCGTGTAGTAGGAATCACAGAAAAAGCCGCTGTCATCTGTCAGAACATAAGTACAAAGTGTATCCAGAATCTGTTTAAACTCCAGATTGTCATAATCCCGGATACGTCTTTGAGGAAGTTCCCTGTCATATATTTGACTGAAACATATCACGCAGTCACGATAGAGGGGCAGGGCATTTTGTTTTACATACTCCCGAAGCATATAATTAAGCGGTTCATGGAGAAATGCAGTGTTTGTGTGGACTCTTCGTTTCGGAAGCAGTCCGGGAAGCGTAATGGTGAGAATCCCCTGCTGTTCTGCAATCCGCATTCCCTGTGCATCTGCCGCTTTGGGAAGATAAGCTGCTTGATTTGGGGAGAGAGCCGGACAGACAAGGTTACGCATCTGGCAGGCAATCCGCTCCGCCCGAAGAGCAGCACTGACGCTCAGTTCCTCAAAATTTTTATCATAATTCTGGATATCAGTGACCTTCAGAGCGTAAACGGTATTCGTCAGTTTTTGCAGCTCCCCTTCCAGTTTTTCAAGCCGCTGGTAAATGGTTGGTGTATTTTGCGTCATAATAACCTACTTTCTCATGTAGTAACTGACAGCACCGGATTCATTTACAAGGCAGTAAGCGGCTACATCATCAATGGTGATTTTGGCAGCCTGGCTTTCGGATTCTAAGACAATCAGGCGTTTGGAACCATGTGATGGGATACTTTCCATCACATGATTGATCAGAGCCTCCTGTTCTTCACCGATATAGATGATTTCGTATTGTTCATCTTGCGAAAAGAAATTGAGCTTGATTGGAAATTCGCCACTGGTGTGGTATACAACACCTTTCTTAAAATCCAGCAGTACCCAGAAGCATGTAATTATAGCATAGTCAGGATTCTCAGCAGACTGCTGGCTGTCACAAAGAAGGTCATGCTCTTTATCGTAAATGATGCGCCCTTGTTTGATGAGGCTGGTAATCAATGACTTGATAGACTGCTCATGTCGGGAGAAAAGTTGTAAAACCTGGTCATACCTCAGAGTATGGTAAGTGGTAATGAACCGTAAGAGCTTGGCTCCCTCTCCTTGATAGATTTCGTTCCTTGTTTTCATGATTGACTCCCTTCTATATATAATAGGAAACTTTATACATATGGCTGTACGTACAGGATACGTTTGGTATTGTAAGTATAGTGTACGTACAAAGTACATAGAACCTGCTGTCAGCGATTGAATTTACAGGTACAAAAAAAGCACCATCTATGGGTGCTGGAAATAAGGAAAACTATAAGCAATACCTATTGTAGCATGGGTAATTTTACGCTTCAATCGCAGAAGCAGGTCATTTCTGTGCCATTTTCACTGGTTGGCATAAAAAAAGCAGGAAACCATTTTGATTCCCTGCATGGTGTATTGTTGTGCTTTTGTGTAGTTCTAATGATTACTTGTCTTTATAAAATGCTTCGAAAGCTTGTGCGAAGAATTCGGCTGTACCATTGCCGTATTTTTCATCTATCATAGGTTTGATTTTTTCATTACGGTAATATTGAGCCTGTGCAACCATCAGACCGTGTTCTTTCTTTATCTGTGAAAGTTGTTTCATAAGAAAACCGTATTCGGAAACAAGTTCTCTTACTTCAGAAGAATCTGGTGAACATACTTTTTTAGCTGCTAATTTGTATAAAAGATTGTCAAATTGTTGGTTGTAACTTTCTGCAGCCTCTTTGCTAATAGGATTGTTGGCAACAGACAGGAATTGCTCTTTTCCTCCATACCACTCAACAACTTTAGCATAGCCTTTCTGCATTTCTTCTGATGAAACTGTCTTAATATAATGCTTTTTCCATTCTTCAATGCTTCCAAACTCTTTTACAGCAAGTTCTTTCATATTGTCAGGCATATGTTCAAACATAGTTTGGAACATTTCTTCAACTTCCGTTTTACTAAAAATCGCAAAATCCATTTTATTCTCTCCTTTCAGGATATCATCAATGCTGGCAATCAGATGTTCCATACGTTCTTTCTTTGCTACCAACATTTTTCTCTGCATTTGCAAGATCTGGTTCCTTTCAAGAGCAGGATTCTCCAGAACAGCTTTGATTTCTTTCAAAGGAATGTCAAACTCACGGAAAAACAGAATCTGCTGTAATATTTCCAATGCCCTATCGTCATAAAGCCGGTATCCCGCATCACTTTTTTGTGTTGGTTTTAAAAGCCCGATTTCATCGTAATAGTGAAGCGTGCGAACGCTGATACCTGTAAGTTCTGATATTTCTTTGACTGTCCTCATAGTTGCTGACCTCCTGTTCCTGATAAGATAACTGTACGCTATGACGTTCCGTGAGAGTCAATATATATTTTGCATTTTTTAGTATAACATTTTTATGATATTACGAAAAGCCGAGGAGATAGGCGATATGTATTACTCTGGAAAGAACTTGTTGAGCGTATCCAATGTCTCTTTTGCAGTAAATCCCCAAAGGATGGTACTGAGTGCTTCAATCGCAGCCCTGCGTTTCCGGTAATAGGTGCGGTAGGAAATATTGGTGATGTGGTGAGCCAGCTTATCCAATATCTCATCTGTATTTTTCATTTCCTGTGGAGAGAGAAAAGCGTAGTAGAGAATCCAGTAATACTGTTCCCCATGCTTGTGATTGTTCCGGAGGAGATCGATGGATGATTCCAAAAGCTTCAGCATCTGGTTGCTTCTGGCAATACTTTTTGCCCGTTGTTCGATGTCGCTTCCGGTAAGATCAGCCCCGGCAGCATAGATGGAGTCCAGAAATTTGTCGATGTCATTGTCGTATTGGAGCTTAAACTGGTGCTCCATCTGGTGTACGACTACCTTCAGGCTGTAGGTTGCATCCCGGTATCTGCGTAAAAACTGATAGGTGTCGTGAAAACGTGGATCTTCTTCGGGTGAAGGAAATCCCTGTGTATTGCGGTTTGCCATGTCTATTCCCCCCCTTTCAGTGCAGAAGGCTCTGCCACGGCAGGCATCTTTTGGGCAGACTCATCCCCTGGACTTACGGACAACTCAAACCGATAAGCGGCATTTCCGTAGGGACAGATAATATTTAGAGTAAATGTATTAAATATATCTTTGCAGGCTGATAATGGAGATAATATATAGCGGGTTTTGGAGCAGTGGCAACATGGAATCCCTTGTGAATCCAATAGTTCTGCGACTTTTTGCACGATAAATTTCATGTGTGAATCTGGAACGCAGGAATCATTTTTTGTAACGGTGATTTGTGAGTCTGTGACAGTTTCTGAAACGCTAACAGAAGCAGAATCCTCAATAGTGATTTCTTCAGGTACATGGATTGGTAATTGCATCTTCATAGCGATCTCCTCCTTGTCAATCATAACGTCGCTGATATTAAACATCACGGACAGGTAATTGTTGAGATAAATTACGCTTCCGTGTTTTCCTGTAAATGAGATAAGTGTAATGTATTCTTTTTCCTCCAGTTTCTTCAAGAGTCGTGATACCGATGCCTTTGACAGACTCCACCTTTCACCCAGTTCATTAAAGCTGGTAAGGGGATTTCCGGTATTATCCCGGTAATAGACAATGGGACCGGAATCAGATCCCAGGACAGAGGAATCGTTGTAAACTGCATGAATCCACAGATCCAGAATAACATCCATTTCCGAGCATTTTCCAATGCCAATTAGTTCGTGAACTTTGGCAATCGGGAAAAAGAAAAACCCTGTATCTTTTTTACAGGGATAGTTGTATTCCAATACGGTATTGTCTTTGGGCCAGTCTGATATTTTGAATTTGACCAGGCGGTTTTTGCCGAGAAGAGAGTAGGTAATGTAATTCTGCTCTTCAAAAAATCGAAGGATGGACAACGCTTGATGTTGGAAACGGCAGCGAAACCATTCCTGAAGATCTGTGACTGTGCAGATCCACTCTCCTGGACCAATGGTATAGGTAATGTGTTCCATCCGGCGGTAGGATGTGCGGTAATTTGCATAGGAGCATAATACCAGATAATAAAAAAGAAAAGAGCCCCCGGTAGTTCGGATGCTCTTGGTAGTGATTAAAGTTTGTATGAAGTCACGGTAAATGCGACAGCGTGGAAATTCCACGATTTGTTTGAGTTCTAATTTGTAATTCATGGTGATCTTCCTTTCAAAGTATATTTAATTGTAATCGGACTTTTCATAGTGTTGGTATCAAGAAGAAGCCGATGGAAGTATAGCAAGTAGTCGTGTCACTCATTGCATTTTTATTGCATTTTTAAAATTTAGATTATGTGGCTATGTTGCTCTTAACTGGTTAAAAAGCCTTTAAAATCGTCTATATGCGTTAATACTCCGTACTGTCTGTCTGGATTATGAATACGATAACATCAGGAATCAATTTGTTGATCAAATCGCCCCATGATTTGAATGTATCGCTGAATGACCCAAGAATAAAGTCAACCAATGGAGAAAGAACATTGTCCCATACCCAATTGATTGCTTTTCCAATTGCTTCAATGCCCGGTTTCCATGTATTCCATACTTCCAAGACACCTTGTAATACTACTGAAAGCACACTTACTAAGAAGTTAGCTAGTGGTGCCAAAACGTTTTTCCATAATGAAAGAGCTATAGTAAAGACTGCTTCTACTGCCTTTACAAAGACTTTTGCTATAAAGGTTGCTAAAGGAACGATAATTGTATTAAACAAATCTAATAAGAAATCAAAAATAGGAACAAGAATATTCTTATAGAAATTATTTAAAATTCCTACAAGTTCTCCTATTGAATCATTTACTAACTGTCTAAAGCTATCACTCGTTTGATATAAATAAACCAATGCGGCAGTAATCGCTGCTACAATTGTTGCAAAGTATGCTGCAGTTCCTGCTGTAACACCCAAGACTGCCTGAAATCCACCTAATATTCCACCGCCCTCAGCCATTCCTGATAAGAATGTAGAAACTACAAGACTTAATAATTGAAATGGATAAGTGACTGCAGCAATAATCGTACCCCAATTCTTGATCACTTCAAAAGTAAGGAATCCAGCAACGATACCTGCAATCAATGAAAGAATGATTGGCTTGTTTTGTACGAGCCATTCCTTGATAGAATTAATTTTCTTCAATACATGGTCGACTGCTTTATCGATACCGCTCGTATCAGGTTCTCCAAAAGCACTGTCCCAATCGATTGGATCTATATCATAGCCTCCACCACCAACGCCTCCACCTGCTCCACTGCCTGAACCACCTGAACCTGATGAATCACTTGCGCTGATTGTATTGATTTCATCAAATGATGCCAATGAGCCTAAGGCCTTTGCTGTTTTCTTAGCTTGACCCTCAGTACCTTTCAATGACTTATTTAAGCCACCAGTTGAAGCTGTAGCTTTTTTAGCTGAATCACCTGCAGCAGTAAATCCAGCACTTGCTTGTTTTGCTCCACTCTTTTTACCAAATAATTTGCCAAAAACACCTGCAATTACATTTGCTAGTGTAATGAGTTTTCCAATAATCATATTTATAACTTGAATGACTGGTGTCAATACAGCAATCAATCCATTACCAATGATTCCTAATAACTGTTTGAACTGTTCTTGCAAGATACGCACTTGGTTGGCCCATGTTCCACTTGTTTTCGCAAAGTCTCCTTGAGCCATTGATAATTGATTCAATACAAAGTTGTATCTTAAAGTTGTCAATTCAGCTTGTGACATGTCACTTACATTCTTGCTGATTCCTTGGCTCAATGCGTAAGATTGCAAGTTAGTTTGTGTCATAACGATTCCTAAATCTTTTAAGGTTTCAGTTTCACCAGTAAATACTGATTTCAATTTGATATCCGCTAACTCTTGTGAAATGTTGTAGAACGATGCAACATCCCCTGAAAGTCCAGCCAAAGAAATAGCCATATCACTCGCTTTGTCAGCACCTAGTCCCATACCTGATGCCATGGCCATGTATGTAGATGCTGTCTTTTTGGCTGAGAGTTCACTCATACCAAATTGTTGAATGGAATTTTGTGCAAACCTCTCGGCTTTCCATGACATATCTCCAAAGGCTGTATCTACTACGTTCTGTACCTCAGTAATATTGGAAGCAACCTCAATCGCTTCTTTTCCTAATTTGTACAAACCAAAACCTGCAGCAACCTTTGCTACCATAGATTTAATTCCACTTACTGCTCTGCTGATTCGACCAGTAGAGCTTTCAATACTGTTAGCTGATGTTTTTGCTTCATTCGTCGCATCTTTCAATGCATTCTTGAATTTGCTTGTTTCAGCTGAGATGATAACTTTTAATTCTTCTAGTGTCTTTTTAATCATCTCCTTTAAATTTTTTATTGTAAGCATTCGCAAATTTCATTCTTCTTGCCTTAAAGTTCTCAAATTCATTTTCTTCTTGTTCAATAAGATGCTGTTTCTTTTCTTCTTCAAATAATCCAGGGTAATAATCCCATAATTCATTGATTTCAATAGCTTTATTTTCTTCACTGAAAATAACTGATATTCCTTTAAGCAGTTGATCAGCAAGAATATGATTGTCGATTGCTATTTGCTTTTGTTTTCTCTTTTCTTTTCTTCGATACGATTCGATATAGTCAGTGATTTCAAGTACCGAAGATTCCCAAAATAAAAATGAACTGATATCACAATCTAAAGCGACTGGATATAGTTCATTTATTAAATCAGATACATATTCAAATTCTATGTTTTCTACATTTGCTCTTTCGCTTCCACTAGTCTCTTGTCCATCGTTTCCGCTTGAGCTTGGGAGAAAAAACCACTTACCTGATAAATTGGCAAGAACACATCCGTCATGAATGTCATTTGAGTTCCGCCCTCTTCACAATATTTATCAAATAATTCGATGACATCATCTTCTTTGATTCCATGTTGGAACTTTTTCATTGCACCATGTGTAATCAATAACATTACTTTCAATGGTGGCAATGAACCATCATCAGCACTAGAAATAATCGTTAATAGGTTAACTCTTAATTTTGATTCTAAGCTGACAATTTCAGAAGTAGTGAGTTTTAATCTGTATTCTTTACCATCAACTTCCCAAATGGTAAAAGGTTTTCTTTTTGGTGCCTCAACGACTTCTGCTTGAACTTCTTCGGTTTCTCCACTTAATACTCCCATTTTTCAGCCTCCTAAACAATTTTTGGATCAGTAATTTTAAATGCACTTGCTAATGCAATATTTAAATCAAATTCAATAACACCATTGACACCGCCACCAGTTCTCTTAAGAGAAATTTGGCCATCGAATTCAGTAGTTGTTCCATCTTTCAATGTTTCTTTGAAAGATAAAGTTTCTCCTGATGCTTCATATGCTCTTAAAATACGATATGGACTGTCAGTTTCAGTATTTTCATATTTGAATTTGTAAGTGATGTCTCCTGGGTCTCCAATTCCCATTTCATACACTTTTTGAGAGGCTTCCAAATCAGTATTATCTACTTTTTCAGGATCCACTCCAATTTCAGGAATTTCTTTCAAGCCTTTTAATTTAGCAAAGCTTGTTACTGACTTACTCTTATATTCTAATGTTGCTCCATTCGCTAACATTTTCTACTCCTCCTTTATTTTGTGTGATAAATAAATTGTTTTTTGCAATCAATGATTGCCTCATATCTCATTTGTTTATGTTTTAAACCGCTTGGGTCAGGAACATCCGCACATGTCGTTCTTAAAAATCCTAGAGACGACATGATATCATCTACATCACATGCTGTTTGTGAAGTACTTTTCATATCCCATATGTCGATTCTAAAGCGAACAAAAGAAAGCTGTTCCTTATCATCCGTAAATTCATATGGCTTATTTTCTTCCTCAACATATTGAATTGCAGGTGTTTTGCTCCAGTTTTGTGGATAAGCATCACTTACATTTTCAACAACTTGAGACAATCCTTTATAAACGATATCTTTAACATTAATCATTTTTTACATAGCTCCCTTATTTTATTTTTAAATAGCTTTTCAGTATTTTTATTAATGGTATCTTCCTGATCATGAAGCGCAGGATACATAAAAGGCCTTGCCATTTGACCTTTAGTGTAATAACCAATGACTTCACCATCTTTATAAGCAACCTTGAAACCATACATTTCAGCTTTATCAACTGTCATCGCATCTGCAGGTATCATCCAACCTGTTTGTTTATATTTGGGTGATACTTGAGGAGAAATACCTTGATGATTGGCTTCTCCATTAGGACCAGTTCCAAATTCATAGTAAGGTGCATAAGCTGAATTAGTGTAAACAGTGGCTGTTGCCTTGTTTTCCTTGACCTCATTTTTCACCTTGACTGAACGGGCCAATGCTCCAGTATCACTGGATATCAGCAGTCTTGCTTGAGATTGAACCATCACACCTGCTTGTTTAACAGCTGTAACTGCAACCTCCTGACATGCTTGGTTGTCCAACGCTGAAAGTTTTCTTATGAGATTGCTAAAATCAGTGCTTGTCATACTCTTTCAATCTCAATTGCTTTAAATCGCTTGAAATTTTGAATGCTGATGACTTTATAGCTGATACCCTCATAATTAATCATGTCATGCTCTTTAATTGCTAGAGAGCCATAATAATGCATATTCAAGATACCATTTACACGCATACCATATAGTTCAGTTTGAAGTTTTGAAGATGCTGGCCATATAAGAGCTACATCTTCATTTGCTTCATCACTATAGGTTTCAATGACATTGCCCTCATCATCTTTTACAGCACTGTAAGTTTTAATTTGAAACTTCTTGAGACTTCTTTTTTTCATCTTTCAATCTCCTTGCCATAGCTGATAAGCGATAATTGGAAATACCTGAAAGAATTTCATCTTCACTTTGATAACTTTCACTCTCTCCACCCTCGCTATAAGATGCAAGCCCCTCGTTTCCTTGACGATTGTAAAGTGCAATGGCCAATTTCAAAACATAATCATTGAGATCATCAATCAACTCACTTCGATTGGTTTTTGATAATACAGTATTTTGAGATTTTAAAAGAAAAGAAGAAACCAATTCTTCATCAGTTTCTCCTGTTAGTTTTTTAAACTGCTCTTTTAATTTATCCATTTTTCTTTTCTTTGATTACTGCAATCAATTCATCTCTTGTAAGTGAGTCTGTATTTTCAATTCCTAATTCTGTTGCTAATGCTTTTAATTCATCAACTTTCATTTTAGATAACGGCTTATTTTCAGGAGCGTTATCATTTGCTTTTGAAGATGAAATTTCTTTGTAGCCTAAGGCTTTATATTTTTCTAACATTTCATCTTCGATAATTCTTTCAACATTGCTATTGATAATAGTTTTCATCAAAAAGACCTCCTATTACGCAGCATCTTTAATATTTAAATAAATTAATGGTAATGTATTGTCTTTTGTCCAAACATCATGGAAACGTCTATAATCCATTGCCCATGCATCAGCTTTTTGGTTTGTATTAGGATCAAAGATACGCATTTTGTCTTGTTTAGAAACCGCAATCGCACCTGGTTTAGGAATAATCATAAAGTTGATATCTTTTGCAGTTGTACCTTTTGCGTATCCACCTACTTCTTGACCAGATGTTTTTCCATCGTTCATTTTGATAGAAGTATACATACGATTTTGAGGTGTTTCGATGATTGCACATTTATCAATTGCTGGAACTGTTAAATCAATTCCACCGATTGAAATTGTTGCTGTTTGCATTTTTGTTGATAAGAACATTTCTAGTTCTAACATAACATCTCCAGTTGCATGGATGATTAAATCACCGTTATATCCTGCATCTCTGATTTTTTTAATACCAGTTTTCATTTTTCTTAAAATAGTTGATTCTGCAGGAGTATATCCATATTCAATCATTTCTGTTTTGTTAGCTGTAATAACATCTGTTGCAATTTTTGATAATCGATATGCATCGATTTCAGGAACAACATGAACTCTTTGGAATTCTCCCATAACGGTTGAAGCAGTTGCGACAAAATTAGTTTCATCAACATCTACTGCATCCAATGAAAACTTACGTCCACGATCTTGTGTCATTTTTCTTGTTTCATATTCTAATGTTACAGAGCCTTGTGTATATCCATTATCTCTGTCATAATCTCCCAATCCTTGTAAAGACATTTTAGGAATTTTAATTTCAGCACCACCATTATAGATTACATCTCCTGCATTTGCTTCCATCCATCCTGTTAATGCTTCGTGCATAGCTACTTTATCTAATGTTTCTTGAAATAAAGTAGCTGTTGCTAATGTGTTAATTGCCATATTTTATTACCTCCTATTTTCCCATCATTTTTTGATAAACTAATTCCTCATCAGTTAATTTAGCATCTTTAGCTTTTTTCATAGGTTCTCTACCTTTTATTCTTTCTTCCACTGCTCTTTGCACAGCTGTTTGAAAAGCTTTTTCTACTGTTTCGATACTTTTTTTACAAGAATCGGCATCAGTTAAAATAAGGATCTCAGCAAGTTCAGTTGGAATTCCTTTGTCGGCCAATTGTACTTTTGCTTGTGCAGTCAATTCTCTACGTGTAATTGCTGCTTCTCTATCATCTAAATCCTTGATTCTTTTTTCTTCCTGATACTTTTTCTTTTCTTTTTCACTCATTTTTTCTAGTTTTTGAGCTTCTGTTTGCTGTTCTTCCAATTGCTTTTCCCAAGATTTACGTTCTTTCGCAATTCTTCCTTGAACGATTCTATCTAGTTCCTCTTGAGTAAAAGTCTTCGTTTCTTGGCCAGTTTGACCATCATTTCCTTGGCCGTCATTACCTTGGCCATCGTTTCCTTGATCATTATCATTTCCTGAATCATTTCCGGAACCATCATCAGCAAATAATTGAATGTTTAAAGGAAATAAAAATTTTTCTTTCATAAAATCCTCCAGTTAAGGTCCGTAAGACCATCCCATCTTTTAGTGTCATAAGTTTTTGGACATATAAAAAGACAATCAGTAATTGCCTATTTATCAGGTTTAATTTTTTCTTTTACTTCTTCTACTACTTTTGCATCTAATAACTCTTTGATACGTTCTTCATCGTTCACTTCAAAAACTTCTCCAGTTCTTCTTGTGATTCCACATCTAGTATCAACCATGTTATGAATAACTCTTAACTTTGCCATAATATGCCTCCTTTTTAGTAAAATAAAAAGCAACCTCTCAGTTACCCGTTTGAATTTTCTTTTCTATTTGGCGGCGGTACATAACATTTAGTAATTACGTATCTCTCTCGGCCACATATCATACATATCTTTTGCTCTTTTTTTATTAAAAGATGTTTCTTTTTATTGTAGTACTGTTCACTTCTACCAATGTATTCTTGATGAAAGTGAGGTCTTAATCCTTGTGACATAAAGCCCTCCTTTTTACGAATAAAAGAAAAGCAAGTTTCTATTTCTTGCTTAAAATATAACAAAATAAATAAACTATAATAGGACTTAACATCGCTATAATCAATGGACATAACACAATCCACCATGGCCAGGTAATCAATCCTAGAATTTTTGCTATTACAAATATAATTAATAACGCTTTTAACATTTCTCTTAATCCTTTCTTTTTAGGCAAAATAAAAACCGACTAGTTGTCGGTTAATTCTATTTTTTCAATTTCATCAGCAAATGCCACAACACAATGTGAACTATTTTTCTGTCTAATATCAATTGATGCCTTTCTAGGAGCATTATCATTTTCAGTATCAAACCCTTCACAAAATCCTTCTAAAATTTGACCATCTTTAAAAATGATTTTTACATTTTTTCCTAAACAATCAAACAATTCTCTTTCAGTCATTTTTCTTTACTCCTTTTAGTGTCGGTACCATATGTGTACCTTTCTCTTTACTATAATGTATTTTAAACTTATTTGTTGCTATCCATGTCTTGTCAATACTTAATACATATCCAACAATTGAATTATCAACTATAGACTCTGTGTTATCCCAGTCTCCATTTCTATATCGATTTATTGTACCATTTCCAGCATGTTTTTTTATGCATTCTTGTATATCTTTCATTGATGCATCAACTATATAACTTCTTCCTTCAAGATAATTATTATGTCCTAAAATGTGTTTCCCTTGTTGACCTTCTCGTAAAGTCAAATTGTAAGATTCAGTGATTCCCTTTTGCAACTTACTATCTTTAAAATGCAATTTTAAATCATTGAATTTCTCAACATCATTATACTTCATATCTTGAAATTTAGATAGTGAAGTTGGCATATTTTCTTTACCTAAAACATCAATGTATTTATTATACTGCTTTCTATCGCTAGATGCATTCTTTGTTTTTTCCATGAAAGAATTAACAGTATCAACACCATGTTCTTCTTGTTGTCTTTTCAACCATTGATCATAATTTTCACTAACATCCACAACTTCATCTTTATTAGTAACGGGATTGCGTTGTCTTTTCTTCATAGCATCAGTAACGCCCTCAATATAAGGAATCATGTGTGAACGACAATTTGGATGAAGAGGTGGAACATTGACACCTACTTTAGCTTTTGCTATTTCTACGATGCTTCTATCATGATGCTGACAAATTTGGGATGTTCTACTGTCATGTACTGCAATAAACATTTCTTTTTCAATGCCAGCATCCTTAAAAGCTTGTTGATCAGCAAATGCTGTCATTGCTGCACTTTCAGTTTGAATAAGTCGTCTTGCTTGATAAGCACCAACAGCAAACTTATTCATAATCGTGTCGGCCATTTCTTTTTCAGTCTTGTTTGTTAAAACGCCCATCAGCATTTCATCTTTTAAAGATTCGGCCAGTGCGTTCGTATTATCCCAAATCCTATTGGAATAATTCTTACCACTCCATCTTGACTTTAACATGCTGTCTATCAGTTCAGGATCCAACATATCGAACTGATAAGCAACTTTCATGCCTTTTTGAAGATTATATACATTTCTATAATAAGCATTAAAAGCACTGTTGATATAACAATCAGTGCTTACATCTTTTTCAACTTTATAAACTTCATTCATCAATTTATCTAACTGACTTTGCATATTTTCAAGTCGTTTGATTCTATATTGATAGGGTGGCGTATCCAATTTCTTTAAAAGCTCTTTTCTTTGTTTGGTCTTTGGATTATTTTCAAGTATTCTTTTTATTTGATTATAATCCCTATCGCTTATCAAAGAATCAAGCATTTCTTTTGCATCGGCATTTGATAAGCCATGACCATCTCTATACTTTTCAAAGATACCATTGATTTTACTTTGAGTGTAAAGACTAGCCTTACTGTAGATATCTGAAACATATTCACTTGCTACTTGTGCATCATTCAAAATAGATGAAAGCTTTTCTTCTTGGCGCTTTTTCCAATATTTCTCATTCTTCATATCATCTTAATTTCTTAATTAGGAATGCTAGAATTTTGTTTATTACCTTTAACATTTGAAGCATCATTTTTTGTATCAGTGTCATTTCCTGTTTCATCATCCTTGTTCTCCTCGTCTTGATTAAAAGGTACATCACTTTGTTGCTTGAACATTTGCTGTTGAAGTTTTACGCTTTCTTCATTTTCTTTTTTGACTTTTTCCATTTCACTTGGAGCATCTTCAATAAAAGGAAGTTGTTCAATCAATGTTTCATTTGATACCTTTCCACTTAAATTGGCAATCATTTGAGCTAACTCATTCAAGTTTTTAGGAAGTTTTCGAGTAAATGTGATTTTTACATTTCCAGGATCTATTACGATTGCTTTTATATTTAAATAATTGCAGAACAATTCAATTCTTCTTTTTAATCCTTTTATGTAATACTTTTCCTTTTCTCCAGTAATCATTTGAAGTCCTAAAAGTTTATATTCCATGGCCACACCTGAACTGTTACCAACGAAATTTTCATCAGTTAAGTTAGGAACATGAGAAAATGTATAGATATCTTCTTTGATTGCTTTTCTTAATACTTCCATCCCTGCTTCATCAAAAACTCTTGAAAGATATTCAGCTCTTGCTTCTGCAGGTAATTCTAGAAGACCATTTTCTTTTAGAATCTTCATTGTTTCACTGACTTCTTCATTGTCATCACCCATCAGCGAACCATAAATAACAAGCAATGATTCAACAAATTGCTCTTTATCATTAACCCTATCGCTCATGAGCTTGTTATAAGCATCAATCAAAGAGATTTGCTGTTCAAAATCGCCAATACAAAGCTTATTGTTTCGATATTCAATGATTGGAACATCTCCAAAAAAGTGCTTAACTGGTTTATCAATAAACCTATGCCTATTTCTATTGTTACATTCTAAAATCATTGTAGTGATGTAATTCTTAGTACATACAGTCGCACGATAGCATTGCTGACTGGTGATTACATCCTTGTATCGATAATAATAAACACCAAAAAGAAGATTTTGCTCTATCGTATCATCGTATACTAAAAATGTATGGTCAGGTTCAAGATTTCTAACTGCTATTTCAGTTTCACCTTGTTTGATATACACATATTCATAAGCGACACCACAAATACTCATATCGTGTGCATTGTCACTATCGACATCATCTACATCCGCTTTATCAAATGCATCCGTTAGTTTATCAATGCTTTCTTTATTTTGATTATCATAACTTGCATAAGAAATTGGACTGTTCATAAAATAACCAGTTGCTGTATCACTGATATCTTTAGCGTGATTACAAACAACTCTGTTATTTGCTGATGTCTTCAACTTCTTTTGTCTTCTTTTAATATCATGATTAGCTTCATAATATCGCTGATTCTTTTTAATTCTTCCAATCAAATTACGATGTTTGTTGATCAACTCTTCAATTTGAACAAGATTCAACTTTGTTTCATCATAATTTGAACTATCTATTGTGAACGTAAACACGTGGATACCTCCTAATTTTCATATCTAGCACGGTTCTTGCCTGCTCTAGCTTTACTTTGGATAATGTCGGCTTCACAACCATATCGTGCAGCATCAATTGTATGGTTATTTTTATCAGGAAACTCACCTTTAAGATTTCCCTCTTTATCTTTTTCAATTTCATAATCATTAAACTCCCTTGAAGCATTTGGACAACGAATTGGATCTATAATAATTTGTTCTAAATCCTGTAACCATTTGATACCATTTTCTACACTGTCAGGTCCTTTCTTTGCTCCAGTTACCTTTAATCCAAGCAACTTGAATTCGTTTATCGTACGTGGTTCTGCACTGTCACACGTTACTAATTTATTCAATGGGTTAAGCTTTTTAATTTTCGCAACTGCTTTTGCATTGGATAAACGTGTACCATATACTTCCCCAAAAATAAAAAGACGTCTTCTCGTCTTGTCATAATGCATCTTAAGATATGCTAATGGGTCACCAGCGTAACCAAAGTCCAAACCATTCTTTAATCTATCAAATGTTTGGATTTCTTCATTTGTAATTTCTCTTATTGTAAGATTGGTAAATACTTCTCCACCTGTACCAGTTACTTCGCCTAAATAATCATGCTTGTATTTTTCAGGCTTTGTCTTTTTCATGTGTTCAGCTTCAATAAGAAATTGCTCTCCAAGCCATTTTTTCGGTGCTTGAAGATAAGTTGTATGAGAGACAAAAGAATCATCTCTTTTAACTAGAACTTCTTTATTTACCCAACTTCTTTGTGATTCAGGTGGGTTAAACGAATAAAAGACACAATATTCAGGACCACCACGAAGCAACGACTGATTGATATTCGTTATCTTGTCATAACTTTCAAATTCATCGCATTCTTCATACCAAACATATTTAATATAGCCAATAAATACCTTAGTTGATTTCAACTTTTTAGGGTTATCAGCGCCTTTAAATATGATGACTTGGCCAGTTGGCTTATATGTCATTTGCAGCTTTGAATCAGGAATTTCCCAATCATTTTCAGCTTTCAACATATAAATGGCCCATTTGATTTGCTCGTAAACTGAACCTCTCAAAGTATCTTTTACACGTCTGATTACAACTGCATTGCTCATTAATCCTTTTTTTGCATCCCTCATGATACCTAAAGGAATTTCAGTTCCAATACACGATGATTTCAATGATCCACGGCCACCCTTTAACCAGTAGTGGGTGAAATCATTATTTTTGATATGTTTATGAACATCATAAAAAGCTGGACCAATGATTGATTTTAAATTGACTTTATTCGATATCATCTACAATTACTGTTTGACCGTTTGAAGTAATATCAATATTGTCCTTAAACATACCAAAACGCTTACCAAGTAATTCAGCAGCTTTTAACCGTTCCTTTTCATCAGGCGGTTTAGCAACGACTTCTTGATAACCATCACCAGCTAGAGCAAGAACATTTGCTTTACTCGTTCCTCGCATAACTGATGTCAGATATTCCATGACTTCTTGAATATCAGCAGTATTTTCATTGTGTATTTCTTCTAGTCGTTTATTGATGTATTCAGCAATATCTTTTTGTTTCAAAAGCTTATTTGCTCGAACACCTGCAGCGTTATCAGTTTTAATGTTTTTATATATAGCTCTATAGGCACGTGTGCCATTTAGATCCTTTAGATATTCATCACAAAACAGTTTTTGCTTTTCAGTCATAACGACACACCTCCTTTGTAAACTGTTGGTTGCAGGACTAGGATTCAAACCTAGAATACAAGCTTAAGAGACTTGTGTGATACCATTTCACTATCCTGCCTTGTAAAACAAAAAAAGCTCTCGTTTGAGAACTTTTTTAAAACATACATCATTGAAGGGAAAGTAACGTCTTTCATCAAAACCTTACGATACCATAATACCACCAAATGAGGGGAGAATCTTCCACATAGATGCACTTTTTTGCTATTTTTATAATAAATTTTTCAAAATATTGTCGGCTTTTCGATATAAGCTTTTGATGTTAGTTATATTGTAACGTTCCATAACTTGATGCTTTGGAAGATTAAAATAGAAGTCTTCAATGAACTTTCTGTCAAGCGCATCCATATGATCAAGATAATACTCAACAGTTTCAATACGCACATTCCAAAATTCAAGTTCTTCTTCAAAAGAATCATTGCCATATTCTTTGATGTAGTTATCAACTGCATTTTTCAACTCATCTTTTTTAGTAATCAGATGATTGTACTTATCAACATTATCCTGAACAAATCCACCTAGTCCATCACTTTTACCAGGAGACTTAATTTGATTCAGTTTTTCCTCAACCTCTAAAAGCTCATTTTTAAGCGATTTGAGAGGAGTTTCATACTCCTCGATTAATTTGTTGCGTTCTTTAATTAAACCCTTGTACGCACGAAATTCATTGCGCATAATTGATAATGTGTGTATTGGTATCATCTATTACCCTCCTTCTTAACATTTCTTAACTGCTTATTTCTCATATTTAATTTGTAGCAAAAATTTTATAATTGCTTTTTGATAAATCTCCTCTACTTACATAGCTATAAAATGTCCCTATCGTTATGCCTAACTTCTTTGTTATTTCATTTGATGTTCCTAACATAACAACGTTTTCTTGTTTATCATAGACTATATATTCTTTTTTAGATTTATTCATTATTACCACCCATATTCCTCTATTTGCTTGTTGATCGCCTTTAATAAAGGCATATCGATTTCAACTGGATCGTCCCTATCGACATAATAAACTAAAAATTTTTTATCATACTTATAGAAAGCTATATCTATTCTATCGATATCACGCTCGGAAAAACTCTCATATACAAATAAGGCTGGTGTTTCAAAGAAAGGCACAAAGTCTTTTGCTCTAAACATTTCTTCCGCTGTCATAACTTTTTCAACCTTTCTTGTTCTCGCTTTGCTTTTTCTACTTTAAAAGCAAACACTTCATCATCACTGATATTAAACATCACTTTTAGTTGATATAGCATGATTTCCACGTCGGCTATTTCTTCAATTAAATTAGCGTAATACTTCGGTTCGGCTGGCCTATCTTCATAGCGTAGCATCTTATTCACTGCTTGAATAAGTTCAGCGCATTCTTCCATAGCTTGTCTACATTGTGGTTCTTTGCCATATTTTTCAAGCGATTGTCTAAATATCCTTTTTGTTTCCGTTACTTTATCTATATATTCATCAACATTAAATTCTTCTATTTTATTCATCATCTATTACCTCACAATTTTCTACATTTCTTTGTATTGATTAGCTCTTTTTCTTTCTTCTTTTAGTTCTTTTAATATAATGAAAAGTCGACGCTTTTCTTTATCTTTTTGGAGATAAAAATCATGAATATTCTCAATAAAAATATTTGATTTTAAATTTTCTTTTGAAAGAGCAATCTTTCCTTTATGCTCCGCAAATAATTTTTGAATTTGGAAAATAGTTGTTGGAATTTCTTCAACAATTTTATCATTCTCTTGATAATAATATGGCTTGTTAATATAATTATCAGGTGCGTTTTTTAAATATTTTAATTCTGGTCCAAACAAAACTGATAAGTAGTTTAAATTATCACAATATTCTTTTGCTTCTTTTTCGGAAATGAAAATTTTAAAATATTCATTTTTAGAGGCTTCCTCAAAACCAATATCTTTATATTTCCACACGGCTTTTTCAATGTGCAAACGTAAAGTATAATAATAAAATCCGCCACCTACTTGTCCAACAATATCACCGAAATAATTGTACTCATAATCAGGCATTTCAAATTCAGTTTCTTCAATTTCTTGTGCCTCTCCTCGTTCTTTTTTATTGTTAAAAACCTTTAAATCAAACCCTCGAAATGAAGTTACACCTTTGAAAACACAACTTCCTTTATAATAACCATAGGCTTCTTCATAAATTACATAAAATTTCATTTCAAAATCTACTCCTTATCTAATTTTTCAATTTCCTGTTTATTCATTTTTGTTCCTCCTCTTCTTTTAGTACCGTTTTTTCTGCAATCTACAGATTTTTTTACATCTTAACTTTTATTAATCACAGCACCTTTCCCATGACAAATCGAACATGGGATTCTTTCTTTTTCCACTACAGTAGTCACTTACTGTTTGCCTTGAAATAAATAACTTCTTTGCAGCCTCTCTAGTCGACTTGTAATAACAGTCATTTATTGCATCATAAATAATTGCCTTTCGGTTCCTGTTTCCATAGTGAAAACCTGTTTCTCTTGGCGTAGCTAATTGAAGATTTACAAGACTGTTATCACTTCTAACCTTGTTTTTATGGATAATGTTATATCCACTAGGAATAGGACCAACAAACAACTCATAAACGATTTTTGAAACCGTATAAGCTTGACCATGTATTTTTAAAACTGTTTTCCCTGAAGTCTTGTGAATGTACGGACTTAATAAATATTCACTGCCATTTTTATAAACATGCTTTGCTCTTCCAAAGTTTGAAAAGAAATATCCATCTTTGTATTCTTTCCAGTATTCACCTTTTTTCTCGTCAACAAATCTTTTGACTGTCATAACTAGAACCTATTCCCAATGTAATCGAACAAGCTCGGTTGATCTTTACACATTCTCAATGAACAACGTTTCTTGTCTTGATTGAAATATTTACAAGATGGACACTTCTTACGATCTACTGGTTTTGCTACGTCTTGTTTTCTCATTTGGAATCACCTTCATTCACTGGACAACGTTCTAAATCCCAGTCTGCAGGAATTTTGCTCATACATTTGCATACAGGGTCTAGCTCACAGTTTTCGCAGTCATCTTCCCCATGAGAGTAACAGTAATTTTTAAGAACCTGTAATGAGATGTAATCATTGATGTTAGTTGTTTTAATCATTCCAATTCCTCCAATCGAATATATATACCTGGTATGTCCGCCCAAAACTTTTCAATCAGCTCACTGGCCACTCTTGAATCATTTACATAGAAACCTAACCTTTCCATGATATCCTTCAACGCTTTATTCAAATCATCCGTATCAGGCTTAGTATATTTGTACTCTCCATCATGATGTTTACCAGCAATCGGAAAGCACCACCTGACGATTAATCTTAAAGGTCCATCAAAAGGCTTATCAGGAATATGCGGTATCAAATGAGCTTTGAGTTTTTCCTTTGCCGTTTTAAGTTCTGGTGGATCATAAAACTTCTTTGTGCCCATGTTCACCTTATGCTGTTGAGCAGTTGTAGTAGGTGGGATCATAGGCATGAAAAATTCAATTTTTCTTTTTTGATTTTTTATCATTTTTTTAACTAGGTGCTCTAGGTTTGGTGCCCTTTAGTGTGCGGGGTGAATGTTGTTGTGCGTGAGCTATCGCACAACGTTCATCCCCCGCATTAAAGGGGTGCGACAAAATATTTATATATATTTATATATATAGGTCGGTCGCACCCACCCATGCGACTATGCGACACATCATGGTCGGTCGCACCCTTAATTATCCTTTCTTCTAATATATCTTTTTCCATCTTCTCCATAATAAGGTTCAAAGTTTGCAACTAATTCCTCATTACTTCTTTTTCCTTTTCCAAGCCAACCTAATAAAGTTTTAGTGTTGGAATTCATCTTTTCCGCAAGCTCATCAGCAGGCACTTCTCTACCCTCTATTTCAATATTTGAGAATTCTATTTCAAATTGAGTTACTTTCTTGTTTTTAGCTTTAGCTGCTTGTTCTTGTCTTCTTTCTTTAGCCTTTTCCCATTGAGGTTTTATATCATCAGGATCAATATCTTGAAGTGCCCCATCTTCATCCAATACATGTACTGGATATTCAAAATAAAGGTTAACTGGCGGAAACTTTGAGAACTCCCTCAATGTTCCTTCAATTCTCCATGCAGTAATTGATGTAGCTTTTGAACGTGCTTCATTGATAAGATTATCAAGTTCTTTGTAGTAGTCATGACCAAGCTTACTTTTACAAAAATCAATCATGATAGTTTGTGATAAGACATCATCTTGAGATAGTTCATTTAAAAGTTCAGGTCTATGTTCTTTTAAGTAATCGACACAAACTCTACATGCACTCATATTTCTTAACTGTTTGTAATGTGATTCATTTAATTCCAATTCAATTAAATCTAGTAAAGCATCAGGATCACGTGCAAATACACCTGAACCACTAGCGCGGTCCATACTTCTTTTACCACCTTGAGAACCTTTCGAATGGTGATGGCAGTAGATTACTGATGTGCCTAACTCATTACAAATCTTGTCAAATTGGTTACAGAAATTAGCCATTTGGTCAGCACTGTTTTCATCTCCAGTAATTACTTTGTAAATTGGATCTATGACTACTGCTATATAATCCTTTTTAGAAGCTCTTCTAATCAATTTAGGAGCAAGTTTATCCATAGGAATAGATTTACCCCTTAAATTCCAAATATCGATATTAGACAAAGAATTAGGCTTGATACCAAGTGCTTTATAAACGTCCTTGAATCTATGCAGACATGAGGGCCTATCTAATTCCAAATTGATGTACAATATTCTTCCTCGAGCACACTGCCATCCAAACCATTTTGTTCCTTCAGCAATTGCAATACACATTTCAATCAATGCAAATGACTTACCTGCTTTACTAGGTCCAGCAATAAGCATTTTATGTCCTTGTCTTAGAATTCCTTCTATTAATGGTGGTGCAAGTTGAGGCATATCATCCCAAAATTCACTCAATGATTCAGGATCAGGTAAATCATCATTGATGCTTTCAATCCATTCATACCATTCATCCCATGAACTTTTACCAATGTTGGTATCAACAAGAAATTGCTTTCTTCCTTTTCTTGTAATTCCTGGCATTCTTGAAAGTCTCGAAGGATTTCTATTTTGAGTATCAACATCTAGTCCGTTCTTTTTACAAATGTTATAGAGATAATCAACACGCTTACGATATTCTTTCATATCTGCAGCTTCGATTTTTACAATCGCATGTAGGCTTTTACCACCTGAATGAACTAAACAAGCTATTGGAAGTTCTAATTCTCTCAATACTGCATTTTGTTCTTCGATTGCCATTGAATCACTTTCTACAAGAGCATATTTAAAATCGGTCACATTTTGGTTCTTACAGCCTTTTCCATCCAACGGGTTAAATCGTATCCATGCACCTGCTTCTTCGTTGTAGTCGCCTAAAACTGCACCGATATCACCTTTGCAATTATTCAACTGTTGTATAAGTTTTCCTGCTGTTCTATCCCAACATCCTTGTGTTGGCAAATGTTTCTCATCTTTAAGCCATGTTTTAGTTACATATCCTACATTTTCAGTAGAATCAAAAAGCGTTTCCAGATAAGTAATCAATTCAGCTACTGGATTCCAGTTAAGAGGTTCTTTGACCTCTTTCCCTTCAATCCAATTCTTATCAACTATGACCTGTTCATCTTTATCAATAACATCATTCCAATCAAGTTCATGGCCACTTTCTTTAATTGGTGGAACCCACCCCTGATTTTTAGCATACTGAACAATAGTTCCGCCTGTTACACCTGAACCAGTAAAAGACTCCCATTTTCTATAGCATTCATTTTTATGATATCTTTTAGAATCACGTTGACTCCAGTAGTCCCAGTCACTTGCTGTATAACCTTCATATTTGAGTGCCATTCCAACATTGCACCATTCCTGATAGTCAAGCAAAGAAGGATCTATATTATTCAGTATTTCTAATAAATCAGTTGTATACTCCATTGTTAATCTCCTTCTTTATAAGTTGCTGGATCTATTCCATTAGGAACTCTCCACCCTGAAGCAGCTATTCTATTGATTAATTTTCTAGCTGATTCAAATGACCATGTGCCTACTTGTTTAAATCCTTTATTTTCAAGAAGTCTTATTTGTTTAGGTGTTGCTAAACCTTCTTCTTGTCTTTTATGTAATCTATCAAGTAGCAATGTTGCTTTTCCTGCATTGTCTACACTATCAGGATAGATTCCATATTTTTCTAATGCTTTTATTTGTTTTTCACTTGCTGGTGCCATTTCCCAACCAAATGTAGGAACGTAACTTTGTAAGTCTTGGTCCATGATGCTCATTTCAAATTGCAATGGATCAACAAGTTTTCTTTTTCTTTTTCGCATTTCAGCTAACTGTTTAGCAAGTGATTCTTCTCTTTGAGCAACGACATCACTTACAGCTTGTTCTTCAGCTTCTTCTATATCTATCGCTTCAAGTACATCTTCAGGAAGTGCTGAACTTGCCATTGTTTCTAAATTTTGTGTCATTTTCTTGGCCACTTCTTCATTTTCACAAATCAAGTTGGCTGGATGGCACAGTTCATGACGTTCCGTATGCCACAAGAAATCTAGTAGTAATAGGTGGTCCTTGCCTTTGCATAGACGAGTACCACGACCGACCATTTGTGAATAAAGACTTCTCACCTTCGTTGGTCGCAAAACGATAATGCAATCTACTGATGGACAATCCCATCCTTCAGTTAGAAGCATTGAATTACATAAGACGTTGTATTTGTCATTTTCAAAATCTTTTAATACTTCTGCACGATCTTTACTATCTCCATTGACTTCAGCAGCTTTAAATCCATTGTTGTTTAGAATATCTCTAAACTTTTGAGAAGTTTTTACTAAAGGTAGGAAAACAACTGTCTTTCTATCTTTACAATACTTTTTCATTTCTTGAGCTATCTGTTCAAGGTATGGATCTAACGCAGTCCCTATATCACTTACCTTGAAGTCACCAGACTGAACTCCGACCCCGGACAAATCCATCTTTAGCGGTAACGTAAGTGCCTTTATAGGTGTTAGATAACCCTCTTTAATAGCTTTTGGCAATGTGTACTGATAAGCTAGACTTTCAAAGTAGCTTCCTAAATTTTTCATATCTCCTCTATCAGGTGTAGCAGTTACACCTAAAACTTTAGCTGTATCAAAATATTCTAAAACTTTTTGATAT